GCTCGATGCAGCAGTTGCCATGAATGCGCGCGACATGATCGCTGTGCTGGCAAGACTCACAGACTTCATTATGGAAGAGGCCCCGCGTGACGCAGCAGGAAGAATTATTAGACGGATTGACCAAGAGATCATGGGCGCAGGTAAGGCAGCGGTTGGACTCGATACTGGAGAACCAGGATGACGCGGGATACCCCCAGTTCGTCGACGATCCGGGTGGATTTGCTCGCGAAGTGCTGAACTTCGACCCTTGGTCGAAACAAGAGGCGATCGGAAAAGCTCTCGTAGAGAATCAGAGAGTCTCTGTGGTCTCATGCAACGGAGCTGGCAAGACAACATGGGCAGCGAGGATCCTCCTGTGGTTTATGAACACTCGCAAGGGCGCGATTGTCTTGACCACTGCTCCCACTTGGCATCAGGTTGGTCTTCTATGGCGAGAAGTCAGGGCCGCGTTTGCTGAGTCCAACATGAAGTTGCCCGGAGAGCTCATGCAGACTCGCCTTGATATCTCTCCCAATTGGTATGCGATGGGCCTGTCAACCGACAAGGAGGAGAGGTTTCAAGGATTCCACGCGAAGGGCTCTGAGCCTGGTGGAGAGGGGGGCCTTCTCGTCATCGTCGACGAGGCATCTGGTGTCGCGGACCACATCTTTGATGCTATGCGGGGCTACCTGACCTCGCCCAACTGCTATGTGCTCCTCATTGGCAACGGAAACAGGGCCGAAGGAAGCTTCTTCGACTCTCATCAGCGCGGCAACTGGGCTCGGTTCGAGATTGCAGCTCACGATGTGCCTGAATCAATCATCTCTCGCGACTGGATCGAAGAGCAGCGCATCCACTATGGCGAGGACTCGCCACAATGGTATGTCCGCGTACTTGGCAAGTTCCCGCCCACAGGGGGCGACTATCAACTCTGTCCCCTCTGGCTCCTCGAGCAGTCCTGTGACACTGTGCCAGACCAAGACCTAGGCAAGCATATGGGGGTCGATGTCGCTCGATCAGGAAGCGATCAGACCGTCTGCGTAGTCACTACCGATGGCATCGTTACTAGGACCGAAGCGTGGACCGGATCAGATCTCATGGAGACTACGCGCCGGGTTCTCGGACTCGCACAAGAAGAGGGCATTGAAGGACAGAATGTTCATGTCGACGCTTCAGGTCTTGGCGCCGGCGTAGTTGACCGTATGGCAGAAGCTGAGATGCCTGTCGACGCGGTCGACTTCGGAGCTGGGCCGCAAGGCGACTGGGGAGAACTCCTCGGGAGAGACTTTAAGGCAGCGAACAGAAAGGCCGAGCTCCACTGGGTCGGGCGCATGGCCCTCATCAACGGGATCGCCGCGGTCCCTGAACGCTTCAAGGACAACCTCTGGAGACAGCTCCAGTGGACGAACTTTCAGTACAACGAGCGTGGGTTCCTGCTCATGGAGCCCAAAGAGAAGCTCAGGCAGAGGTATGGCGCCTCGCCTGACTACGCAGATGCTTGGTTCCTCTCGCTGTCGCGGGTTTACAGTCAGCGGAGGGTGTTCTTCGTATGAAATGCCCTAGCTGCAACTCCTCAAAGACCTCCGTCAGGTCGACCCATTGGTCCGATGGTCTAGAAGCAGTGCGCCGGCGTCGACGGTGTGAGGAGTGTGGCTACCGCTGGGGAACCGTCGAAGTGGACGAAGACCAGTCCGGGATCATTCCCAAAAAACGACCCCCGCGCCAAAGTCGAAGCCCTCGTCGGGCCAATTAGCTTCGCCAGACATTCGAGCTCCATCGTCGTATGCGTCTCGAATGACCTCCAGAGCGCATCGCTTCCAAAGGAACTCCTGTCGAGCGACATAGATCGAGGAGCTCATCATCAACTCGCCTGTCCACAAGCGGTCGCATCTGACTACGCTGAAGAAGGCCGCGAGCTTGGCAGCGTCGAGGAGCTGAGTGTCTGGTCGACCGACCATGAGCTCCACTTGGCCTTGCTTAAATTGCACAATCAAATCCCCCCGAAAGTTCAGGAAGAGCTGCGGCAACATCATGCCGTCAAGACCAGGCAGCCTGGGCACTACCTGTTAGATCTCGAACCGCCGCTCTTCCAAGCGGATTTGACTTCTTCGAGCCCCTTGATGTGGCGCCTCAGGGAGTCGACACGCTTCTGAAGCTCGGGGACTTCAGAATTGTCTTCGTCATGCGACTGGGCATCCTTGTTCAAGATCTCGATCTTCATCTCAAGTCCCAGCATCGCCGCGGTGCAGCGTTCAATGTCTCTCCTGATGCGGCGAACCTTGTTCGCTGGTGTGTTCCTCATTGAGGACTTCTTTGTTTTTACCATGCATCGAACCTACGGTTGAAACGGTCGTATCTCAACCAAACGAAAGCGGGGCGTCCCCATCCTCTCACAGATGGGAACGCCCCTTGTGGGGACTGTGGTCGACTCACAGACCCCGTCGACCGCTCTAAACCGCCCTCTCACAGGCGGGAGACAATACGAGCGGTCGAATTCTGGTCAACTCACTATGCGTCACCCCAACCGAGGTGCGGTCGAGTTTCAAGGCGCTCTTTGGGCTTCAAGATCCTAACCTCGCTTGATCTCAACTCTTCAAGGATCGCGTCAGCAGGGGCGATCGCCTTTCGGATCATGTGATACACGCGGACACCTCCGCGCTGGATGTGGACCTCGACGCCGGAGCCGGGGCAATCGACGGTCATCGACTTGTTAATGTGCGTCACAACGCGGGGCTTCAGGCCCTGCTTGATGAAGGCGACCTTGACGATCTCCAACGCTTGAGTGGTCTTCATGTCTAGTTCTCCTGTGAGAGACTGTGAGAGTCGGAAGCCTCGCTGGCTTCCCCGGACTCCCCCTGTGGGGAGTTTCGCCCAGACGCCATCTGGGCTCATCAGCGGGGAGATAGAAGTCTACTTGACCTCAGGCGCGCCCTCGATCCATGAGGGAGTCGCCTCGTTGCGGATGACGCAGCCGGGGAGTTCCTTGCGGACCCAGAGGGCGGCGAGGACGGTGTACTTCACCTTCTTCCGGCCCTGCTTCGCGCCCATGAATGCCATCGGGTTCTTGTCATCTTGGTAGCACAGGTAACCCTTCTTGACCTCCTTCGCGATGCGGAACTCAGCGATCAGCACCTCGATCAGGGTGTCGGTGTGATCGTCACCCGCGGGAGTGAAGCCCCACTCCTTGAAGACCAGAGCCAAGGCAGGGTGAGCGTTCGCCCACTCCTTGAATGCCTTGAGTCCGTCCTGACCCCGCTGTCCCCTCGCCCAGACGGGCTCGACCATCATCTCGCCGCCGCATCCTTCATCAAAGAAGTTAGCGACCTTGCCCTTGGTCGGATGGTGGATCTCGCCGCGGCAACCCATGCCGTCCATGCCCTCCCACTCCTTGAACTTCTTGACGATGTAGGGAGGGGTCTGGGCCTGGTGGCTAGTGTGGTCTACGGACTGAATGGTTGAATTAGACATAGTTGGTTCTCCTGAACGGTTGAATTGTAAACGGTTGAATTGTGAGAGGTTGAGTTCTAGTAAGAGGTCAGGTCTGAGCAGCTCAGAAGAGAGCTCAGGCGAGCTCAGGATTGAGCTCAGAGGCGAGCTGGAGAGGAGCTGAGAGGCGAACTCAGACGAGCTGAGTCCCGCACCCTGGTCTTCGCCAGTCGCCGGGATTAGGCCCAGCCGCGTCCCTCGATGGCGAGGAAATCGACGGCGTAGGACAAGAGAGTGAAGGAGCGGCGGACCTTGAAGGACTGAGTGGGCCAGTTCATGTTGATGACCCATCCTGTCTCTGTGTGATCGACCGTTGCCTCCACGGGACTTGAGTCCCGGCGAGACACCCCGTGGAGCATCGTGCCCTCTCCGCTCTGCAGAGACTGCAGGTGGAGCGACAGAACGCCGCGAGGCGACAGATTAGAGAGTTGATCCATTGGGATCCTCCGAAGTTGTTAGAGAGCGTGAGAGCGCCCGTGCGTGGGCCTGAGACCTCCATCAATGCAGGAGGCTACGCTCGCCGCTGTGGCGAGTGCGGGGCGCTCAGGGCGCGCCCCTTGCCCGTGAGGATCAGTTCACCTCTGAGCAGTTCACAATGAACGGATCATCCATGTCGCTAGGCCAGATCGGCTTCAGGATGTCTGCCGCGGATTGAGGCTCGCTCCACCCCATCGTTGTGAAGCGTCCAGCCTTGACGGGGATCGTGTCCGCGTCACAGGTGAACCCCAGCGAGGTGTAGAAGTTCACGATGTCCTCTGTCGAGAGGTCGATCTCGCTCGCAGGGTCGCAGCATTCAGGCTGACCGAAGAACCCCTTGCCGAGTTCGTAGCGTCCGACCCGGACACCCCATTGCTCGTCGAGTTCACCGA